AAACGACGAACGCAAAAGATTCTGCAGGCAACAACAACACTCTTATCACTACAGCCGCTAGAACTCAAACTGCGACAATCACTCTTACAAATCGTTGGGCCTACATAGGAAACTCATTCCCAGTCAGCTCTATAACAGGAGCTGCTTACGCAATCATATCTATTACTTGCACCCCAGACGACTATATCGAAGGTCAGGCCTTCGATATTGACAGAGTTGTCTTTAGAGAATAGAATAGATCTATGGGCATAGTATTAATTGCGGGATTAGCTACAGCGTGTATTTTAACAGCTGTAGAAAGTTTAATCAAACCGCTGGGTAAGTGGCGAGGACTGTTAGCTTTAGTCTTCAGTCTACTTGCCTGCCTTAACCTAGGCGCCCCTTTGTTACACATACTTATGTATACGCTTGCGTCTACATTTGTAGGCCTCACCCTTTCTCTTGCCACAGAGCAAGTATTAACCGGCATATCACCGCGACAAGCCCGCGGTTTGCCAAACAAGGTGGACAGGCTGTAGTATAGATAAAGAGGGAGGGTTAAATATGTTACGACCAATTGTTAACCCAAAGTTATCTTTACGAGCCAGATCACTTTTCTATTACTTTGTTGAAAAGGGTCGGGTTATTTCGGCTGACGAATTAAGAAGCACCAAAGAATTCTCTGAAGGTAGAGATGCGCTTCAGTCTGCCATCAATGAACTTAAGGATCTTAAGTACGTTAAGTCTGTTCGAGTACAGAATAACGGTCAGTGGATTGCCCGTCTAAAATTCACAGATGAGGCTAAAAAGCTACTTTCTACCGACAACGGCTTTTCAGGGCACCTATACATAGACAACTATACAGCTACTAGTGATATAACTACTAGTACTAATATAGTTAAAGATACTAACGTATCTTTAACTATAGGGGCTGCGCCCCAAGAAGGAGAAGAGATGGTTTGGAATCTTGACGGGGATGAAGAAACTCCTAAGGCAAAGCGAGGCCAAGAAGAACCTGCCACTGGAACCATCGGTAAGATTGAAGATCGCCAGGCTCGTCTCAACGCTAAGTACAAGAAGCCTGTAAAGGCTCAGCGTGATAGCCGGGATAGAATCAATACCCCAGAAGAGCTGTGGTCTACAACAGACTTGATCGCAGAGTTCTATGACCTAGTTGAAAAGGCTGCACCAAATACGTCCAGCCAAGTTAACAACAAGTACCTGGCCACTTGGATCAACAAGCAGGTTGGCGAAGGCACACAGCGTTATGAGGTTCTAAAGGCCATGCGTATGTTCTTTGCGGATCCACGTAACCTAAACGATCTTGGTATTGGTAAGCCACTATGGCAACGATTCTTTTCGTACTACCCAACAATTCAGGGAGTTGTTAAGAAGCCAGAGCAACCAACATACTCAACCGATAAATTTAAAGCACATCAAGAAAAGATGATGCGACTACTAGAGGGAGAATAATGTACGACTTGTCTAAAGAAGCTCCAAGCATCCGTAAGCAAATCGTACAGGCCGGTCTCCCAATGAAAACCATTGGGAAAGAATTCTCTGATTTGGATTCCACACCCGCCCGTGAAGCAGTCAAGAAATGGGTAGCCAGAGTGGTCAATGGGGAGATCATCCAAAAGGCCGGATCTCCATCCTGCGGGCTCGGAATTATGCTGGTGGGTAATCCAGGTCACGGAAAGACTACAATGGCGTCTACGGCCCTGCAGAGCCTTATTAGGGGTATTCCAGCAGACGTCTTAGGTATCCCTGGAGGCTACCCAAAACGCATAGGCGGGTTTATGGACTATCCAAAGCTTTTGAGGCTTCAGAAGTCCCAGTTCTCTGACGAGGATGAGGCAACTCAAATCCTACTTGACGGCATATATGGTGACTCGGATAGAATGAATAATGTAAGAGTTTTTGTTTTAGATGATATTGGCAAGGAATATAGAACCGCATCAGGTTGGGCAGAGAACACCTTTGATGCGTTGCTACGTTCAAGATTTAACGCAGGGCTTCCAACGATTGTAACTACAAACGTTCCTCTTGAGAATTGGGGAAGTGTTTATGGTTCACCTATGGGAAGCTTTGCTATGGAAGCGTTCATACCAATCGAAGTAGAAGCGCCACAGGGGGACAGACGAGGATGAAGGAAACTACTATGAGTTCATGGCAAGTTACGCAATTGTTTTTATCTGACTCTGGGCCGCATGAGGTTTGGATCAACGTTGATAATAGAAAGCTGCGCTGCAACTGCGACGGGTTCAATACCCGCAACTCTTGCAAGCACACTCGCTATGTTTCAGATAAAATGAAAAATAACTCTGGAGTATATCCAGTAGAGATTTCTAACAAGGCGCCAGAAACTGACGCAGCGTTAGCAAGTTTAGATCCCATTATGTTTAGGGATTTCTTATTGAAGTACGGCAAGATCGAAGTACTGTAGAAATGCGCGGGGGCGATATATCAAATGAAACTCCTATGCGGGTTGTGGTTACTTTGGACTGCATCCTTGATCGCAGGCCCACCTTTAAGAAGGTACTTGGTGTGGCGGTCAGTGGTGAAGAAACTACGTACAATAGACAGTCGCTATCTTTATTCTGGCGATTTGCGGAAAGCAACTCCTACAAGTTAGAATTAGTAGGGTATGGTTTTTCTCAAAAAGAAATGGATGAGGTTCTTGAAGATCTAGACAATCTTGGAACCAACCCTTTTAACTACGCAAAGGCTTACAGAGTTCCTGCAGATCTTATTGCAGAGTTACCGTATAGACCAGAGCTAAAGCATGTGATTGATATACCATCACGTAGTCTACGTTATGGGCATTGGTATTTAGATATGGGGGCAGCCGGTGGCAGCAGATAATGAAGAGAGATTAATATCTCGAGTCGTAAGAACTCGGGAAATTATCCCTGCCTTAGAAAAAGGCGTAGATGATAGTTGGTTCTTCGTAGATGAGAACCGTGCTGTCTGGAAGTTTATACGTACTCACTGGACTCGTTACCAAGAGATCCCTAGTGCAGTAACTGTTAAAGATAACTTTCCTACATACCGTTTGCTTGCGGTAGAAGATTCATTAGATTACCTGGTAGATCAGTTAGTAGAGTACCGTAGACGACAGAAGGCTATCGAGGTAGTGCAGTCTGCTGCAGAGCTGATCGCTTCTGGAAATCATGACGGCGCAATTGCAGAGATGAGCTCTGGTATTGCAACTATCTATGATGAGGGTGCAACTCAATCTAGCGACGTTGATCTTACTAAAGATCCGGACAAGCGTTATCAAGAATACTTAGATATTAAAACTCGTGACGGTGCATTGCTTGGATACCGCACAGGGTTTAGAACTATTGATGAGGCCACAGCCGGTTTACAGAATGGTCAGTTGATTACAATCATTGCACCACCTAAGACTGGTAAGTCAGTCCTTGCTATGCAGATTGCCGTCAACGTACACGAGGACGGTCATGTACCTATGTTCCAGTCTTTTGAGATGAGTAATATTGAGCAGCAACATCGTCACGATGCTATGCGTGCCAAGATCGCACACTCTCGTCTAGTACGAGGAAATCTAAACCTAGACGAAGAAAAACGGTACAAAGCAACTCTAGAGCGTATGGAGACTATGCAGAAGTTTTACTTAACAGATAGCACCTCTGCAATGACAGTTACTGGTTTGGCTGCAAAGATCGAGAAGATCAAGCCAGACATCGTATTTGTTGATGGTGTCTATCTTATGGTTGACGAGGCAAGTGGTGAGTCAAATACCCCACAAGCTTTAACAAGCATTACACGTAACTTGAAGCGCTTGGCACAGAAAGCTAATATTCCAATTGTGGTGTCCACCCAGGTTCTTCTTTGGAAGATGAAGAAGCGTCAGGTATCTGCAGATGCGATTGGTTATTCATCCTCGTTCTTCCAGGATTCAGATGTGATTCTTGGTTTGCAAAAGCAGGATGAAGAAGATGATTCATCTCGTGAACTTCGCATTGTTGCGAGCCGTAACTCTGGCCCAGCAACCAGTGATCTTTTATGGGACTGGGAAGAAGGGAAGTTCGAAGAGTATGGAACCTTTGGCACTCCAATCAAACCCTTTTAACGGAACTCAACTATGTGCTGGAGAAAACCCAGACGTATTCTTTCCAGAAAAGTACACAAACCATAAGGCAGTTCAGCGCGCTAAAGAAATTTGTGGAGACTGCTGGATTAAAGAAGAGTGTTTTAAATACGCAATACAGATCCCAAACCTAGAGGGCATCTGGGCAGGAACAACACCGCAGGAGAGGAAACGAATATTAAAAACATCAGCGATCTAAAACCAGACTATACAAATGCAATGGATGTGCGTGGGGAACCAACTCACGTTTGTCCGTGTGGTTCAACTTTGTGGAACATCAAGGCTATGTTTCAGGACTATGAAATCTCAATGTACTTCTTAGACATGGAGTGTGCAGAGTGTGGTACTAAAGCTACCGCACCAACATTACCCGACATGCCAGAAGACTATGTAATGATGGATGACAGACCAAAAGAAGAATATACAGAAGAGGACTAATATGTATCGTGAGGGCGATGTAGAGTCTGTACTACTAAGACTAGGTATTGAAGTAGACCAGCGCAACGATGAGTTGCTTGGTCTATGTCCTATGCACCTAGAACGAACTGGTCGTGCAGACTCTCGCCCGTCATGGTCTATGAATGTAGAGACCGGTGTGCACCATTGCTTCTCCTGTGGATATCGTGGAACTCTTCTTACTCTTGTAGCAGAGATCAATGAGTTTGAAACTCAGTGGGGTCGCCTTGACTTCGAGGCAGCCAAAGACTGGCTGCGTCAGAACATCGAGGTTAACTTTGAACTGATTGCAAAGCAGTTAGAAGAAGCTAAGAATAGTTATATTCCTGTCCAACCTTTGGTAGAAATGAGTGAGGCACGTCTGTCGATTTTCGACAGCCTACCCCCAGATTGGGCTTTATCTGCTAGAGACCTGACGGCAGAGGCTTGCATCAAGCACTCTGTTAAATGGGATGCAAAGCAGCAGGGCTGGATCACACCTATTCGTCAACCTGATACTAACAAGCTTATGGGCTGGCAAGAAAAAGGACAAGTCAATCGTTACTTCCGTAATCGCCCTACCGGTGTGCAGAAGTCTAAAACTTTATTTGGTCTTGATGTATGGACCGGTGGAACTATGATCATTGTTGAGTCTCCACTCGATGTAGTAAAACTCTCATCATTGGGAATTGCAGGGGGCGTCTCAACTTTTGGTGCATCTATCAGCCAGGATCAAGTTGATCTTATGCGTCGTGCAGATAAGTTAATTATTGCCTTTGATAATCCTAAGGTAGATCTAGCTGGAGAGAAAGCATCTCGTGACATGCTTGCTCGTACTAAGAAGGAAGGCCTAGAGTGTTTCTTCTTTAACTACACTGGCGACTACAAAGACATTGGCGATATGCCTGAAGAACAGGTTATAATGGGTATAGAGAGTGCAAAGCATTCTGTGTTTGGAGAGCGAGCTTTCGTATGAGTTTTACCGGAACACTTCTGCCTTATCAGGTAGAGGCTGTAGAGGCTATGGTAGACCGCAAGAAAATGCTTGTGGCCTACGACCTTGGCCTGGGTAAAACAGTTTTAACTATTGCTGCTCTTGAGCAGCTAAAAGACGAAGGAAAGATTACAGAACCTGGTATAGTTATCTGTTTATCCTCATTGAAGTATCAGTGGGCAGATCAGATTAGGAAGTTTACCGATGGTTCTTCAAACACTGTGGTCGTGGATGGAACCCCGTCTAAAAGAGCAGAGCAGTACGTTACCGCTGAAACAGCCGATTACGTCATCCTCAATTACGAGCAGGTTGTTAATGATTGGGAGTATGTTCAACATCTTGCAAGAGGGTTCGTCGTATGCGACGAAGCAACAGCAATCAAAAGCTTTAGATCAAAAAGATCAAAGCAAGTAAAGAAGCTTACTAGCCCTGTTAAGTTTGCGTTAACCGGTACTCCTATTGAGAACGGTAAGCCGGAAGAGCTTTATAGCATTATGCAGTTTGTAGACTCAAAGGTCTTAGGACGCTTTGATCTCTTTGATCAAACCTTTATTGTACGCAATCGCTTTGGTGGTGTTGAGCGCTACCGTAACCTAACTACCCTCAGCAAAACTCTTGCAACAACAACAGTTCGTAAGAGACAGACAGATGCAGACGTCGCACCCTACCTGCCCGATACAATTTTCGCGGAGCCTATTTTGGTAGAGTTTGATCGTGCCGGATCTGTTCTCTATAAAGATATTGCACGAGAACTCCTAAAGGATCTAGACGATGCAGTAGAGTCATTTGGCTCATCATTTGATCTGTTCAGCCACTACGCTGGGGAGCACTCCAACGATGTCATGGATGCACTCAAGGGCAAGGTAATGTCAAAGCTGACAGCACTGCGTATGCTTTGCGATCACCATGAGTTGATTCGTGTCTCATCCTCTACATCCGGTTACGCTGGGGAGTTGGAAGAGTCTGGCAGGCTTGATAAATTAAAGCAAACTCCAAAGCTATCCGCACTCAAAGAATATGTAGACAACTTCTTAGAGCAAGATGAAAGAAACAAAGTAGTTATCTTTACAAGCTATGTACATATGGTTAAACTAATTAGAGAAGCACTTAATTATAAATCGTCCCCGTATACAGGAGCCATGAATGCTAAAGAAAAAGAAGAAGCAAAAGTTAAGTTCCAGACGGATCCCGAAGTTAGGATCCTTGTCAGCTCTGATGCTGGGGGCTATGGTGTTGATCTACCTCAAGCTAATCTTCTTATTAACTATGATCTCCCGTGGAACGCAGGACTCGCACTTCAACGTAATGGACGAATCAGAAGAGCATCCAGCACATGGCCCTCAATCGTAATTCAAGACTTCATTATGGACGGATCAATTGAGGAACGTCAGCACGCTATGCTCGTACAGAAGATGGCTGTAGCAAACGCAATCATTGACGGAGAAGGCATCAATACTGAGGGTGGAGTAACGTTAACAGCCGGAACACTTAGGGCTTTCTTAGAGGCAGTTTCGGTTTAAACTATGACTATGCCTAACGCACCTAAGACCCCGACTCGCACTATCCGTGTGTCTAACGACCTCTGGACTGCTGTGAAAGACAAGGCTGCCATCGAAGAGCGCACCGTTACAGACGTGATTATTGAGGCTCTCAAGGCATACGTTGGGGATTTGCGTTCCTAAGGATTACCGTATAGAATAGTAACAGGAGGAAAAAATGCCAAATGTTATTGAACGTCCAGAACCACAAGACCCAGGTTTTATGCCAAAGGTCTCACAATTTATCTCCTTACGTAGTCGTATTGACGACCTGAGTAAGGAACGAGATTCAATCAAAGCAGACTTGTCAGAGCTAGTTGATACTGTAGGCGAGCCTGACGAAAAGGGAAACCTGTGGCTCCGTCTTCCCCACGAAGTTGACGGATTCACATCCCTACAACGCCAGCGCAAGGTATCTCAGTCATTAGACGAGAGCATTGCAGCAGACCTTCTTAAAGAAAAAGGTTTGTATGATCGTTGCTACGCAATGCTTCCAGTCCTGAAAGAGGATGAAGTAATGGCGTGCCTATACGAAGGTCTTATCACAGAAGAAGAAGTTGATAAGATGTTCCCAAAGAAAGTATCGTACGCATTTCTTACTAGCAAGGCTTAATAATGGAAGATCAGGTAGACAAGTATTTTAGTAGCCTAGATGATTTCTATCCAGGCTCTAAGAAGAAGCGTCGTCCTGTGGACCCAAATGCTAAGCCAAAGAAAGTAAAAGAAGAAGGATCCTGGGATGCAAATCCACAGGTTAAAAAACTACCTAACGGAAACGTGGTAGAATTATATAGTGCAGGGTCATTGTGCCAGGCACTAGGAAGGCCGATAGTCACTCTACGGCTTTGGGAACGAAAAGGTTATATTCCACGTGCACCCTATCGCCTAAAGTCAATCATCGTAGACGGAGTAAAGAAGCCAGGATGGCGGATGTATTCCAAAGCAATGATCGAGGAAACTGTTCGTATCTTCAACTCTCGTGGTCTCTTAGAGGCTCCGAGAATTGATTGGAATCGCTATCCAGATATGTCAATTGAATTGGCAGAGTCTTGGAAAGTAATTCACGATCAAGAAACAAACTAACCACCTAGCGTAAAGACCCCTGGGTCTCAGCTATCAGCCAAGTAAAGAGAGGAAGCCATGAGCGCTTCATTGAAAATCCAGAAAGATCTACCTAACGTAGATTCCTACTCAGCTCCAGTAGTTGAGGAAAACCTGTTCGTTGAGGAAGATGAGAACGAAGTTCCTTCACACTCATCTGTTATTCAATCAGGTTGGGGTGCAGCCAAGAAGGCTGTAGCCAAGTCAACAAAAACCTTCGCAACGGATTTCCGTTTTGACGAAGATGTTCAACTCATCAAATTCATCTCGGACGAACCAATGGTGTTTATGCAACACTGGATTAATCGTCCAGGTAAAAAGTCGTTCATTAGTATCGGTGAGGATGATCCACTAATCGCAGTGGGTAGTAAGCCAGACCAAAAGTTTGCGTTTACTGTTCTCAACCTTTCTGATGAAGACCCACAACTCCAACTAATGATTGTCGGGGTTCGTCTATGCGGTCAGCTTGAAAAGCTTGCTTCGAATGCGAAGACAGGTCCACTCAATCGTCCTGACCTATATTGGGCAGTAAGTAAGACTGGTCAAGGTACCAAGACTTCTTACTCTATCGTTCCTGTAAAGGAACGTGACCTTGCTGATGAATGGGAAATTGATCCTATTGCAGCTGCTGAGCTAATCAAAACAATGAAACCTCTTGGACAAGATTCTCTCCACATGTCCACTAAGGCTGAACTTGCAGAGATTGCTCGTGAAATTGCAGCAAGCAACTAGTCAACCCCATTAACTTGAGGGGCCCGGTCTACCTCCTTTCTCACGGGCCCCTCTACTAACAGAGGAGAGCAATGAATATTATTACCACACTAGATAAGCTAGAGGATCTTGTTTCCTATTACAGTGAACAGGACGCCTTTGTCTTTGACGTGGAAACTGTAGGGGATCACAGGGGAGATCCACGCCAGAACATAATCACTTGGATCGCATTGGCCACTGAAGGCCGTGTGGATGTTATTCCTATGGGCCATCCAAACGGAGATTATGTTCGTACAGAGTATCCATTGCTCCCCTCTGCACAAGATCGTATTATCAAAGGCCTAGCCATTCGTCCTTCAGACTATAGTAAGGATGAGCGAAAAGCCACAAAGATTTTTACTGAGGCACCTGATCAACTAACTCCTGGGGAAGTATTTAAAGCATTAAAGCCTTTGTTCTTTAGTGACAAGGTTAAGATTGGTCACAACTTAAAGTTTGATTTACAAAGCGTTACCAAGTATTTTGGTTCGCTACCGGCGCAGCCATATGCATGTACCCTTAATGCTGCATTTATTCTTAACACCCAAGACCGACTTAACCTTGGTCTTGATGACTGCTTGAAGCGTGAGTTTGGTTATCACATGGTAAAGGGTGTTGGTAAAGAAGTAGAAGTTTATTCATTTGATGAAGTAGCAACCTATGCAGGTCTTGATGCTGAATGGACCTGGAAGCTTTGGAACAAATACTCTAGCAAATTAGATACAGACAACCTTCGTGGTCTATTTACTCTGGAGATGGATGTTCTTGAGGTAATATGTACTATGGAGCTTCGTGGTGCAGACATTGACGTTAACGAATTAGAGAAGCTCAAAGCCAATCTAGAACTTCAACTAGAAACTACTAAGGCTAACATCTATAAGTTTGCTGGAAAAGCCTTTAACATCAACAGTGTACCTGAAAAACAAAAGATTCTATTCTCTAAGAAGACAGAGGGTGGACGAGGTCTTAGACCGAAGGTTCTAACCCCTGCCGGAGAGAAGCGTATTGAGGCTGGATCAGAACCTACTGTATCTGACTTCTCAGTTGCAGAGCCTGCGTTAAAGATGTTTGCAGGTAAAGATGCGTTAGTAGACGAGATGCTTAATTACTCTGATCTTAATAAGCTGCTAACAACTTACGTTATACCTTACATGGGTGGAGATATTACACGTACCTTACTTGGTAAGTCTAAGACTGTTGCAAAAAAGAGCCTGCTCCTTAAGGGTAGGATTCATACAGACTTTATCCAGTACGGTGCCGAGACTGGTCGTTTCTCTTCACGTAATCCTAATCTTCAGAACGTACCTAATCCACGCACACTTAACGGTAAGGCTATCCGTAACCTGTTTGTTGCTCCTGAAGGTAGCAAGCTTATTGTTGCCGACTACTCACAGATTGAACCACGTGTTCTTGCATCCTTTAGTGGTGACCGTATTATGTGCAACGCATACATTAACCAAGAGGATATCTACACCACTATCGGCAACACAGTTGGTGTAGACCGCAGTGCTGCTAAGACCCTTGTACTCGCAATGATGTACGGCGTTGGTCCAGATAAGATTGCTGAGTCAATCGGCGTGTCCGTAAACGAAGCCCGTAACCTACTAGATTCGTTTATGGCTAAGTTCCCTTCAGTGGCTAAGTATAAGAAGCAAGTCATTGCTGATAGCCGTAGACGTGGCCCAGTACCATATGCTTTGACATACCTAAATCGCCGGAGATATATTCCGGATCTAAGATCTAACGTAATGTGGCAACGCTCTAGGGCTGAACGTCAGGCTTTTAACACAGTAATTCAGGGGTCTTCGGCAGATCTCATAAAGCTTGCTATGATTAGGGCACATAAGTTGATCCCAGCTGAGTCAAGTTTAATCTTGACTATCCACGATGAACTAGTAACTGTTGCTCCAGATCATTTAGCTGAAGAAACGGCCGCAGCTATTCGTGAGGCTATGGAAGGTATTAAGGCGCTTAATATCCCTATGATCGCAGATGTAAAGACCGTACAACGGTGGGGAGAAGCCAAATAGTGTTTTGGAAAAAGAAGTCACAAGCAAAGCGGGTAGAGATTAAACATCTGCCCCTGCCTGTTTTAATTCGTCAGGTTATCTATGACACAATGCTTATGCCTGCAGAAGAGATCGCTAACATAATGGGTCTACCCCCAATCTCCGATGACGTGGCTGAAATGGAAGAGCGTGAGAGTCAAAAACGTTTAGAAAGATTTGCTAAACTAATTCCGTTTATAGATTCGCATGCAGATATTGCAGCAAGGATCGCTGCTTCAGCGTACATGATTGAAGATGACGAAGAAGACTACGGAGAATTAGAGAAGCTTGGTATAGAAGATTTAGAACAACTTACAAGGTTATTTAGGTTAGTTGCTTTGTCGTCTTCTATATCGTGTGTATCAACTTTATTTAATCTAGGACTAATCAAGTCATTGGCGGTGGATGATGAGTAGTAATTGGTGGGCTAATAAACTAGGCGGGACTCCAAGCTCTACGCCTACTCCTGCAACAACTCCCCCACAAGGAAATGTATATAGGGCAACACCGGGTGCTCCTAATGTGCAGGTAAACTATGACCATAATCAAGATCAACTTGTAACTAAAGCACAGAGTGCAAGGGCTGCAGATCGTTGCCCAGCATGTTACTCAGGAAATTATATGTCTTCACCAGGTGGTGGTCGTATGCGCTGCTATGACTGCGGTTACCCAATCATTCAGCAAGGCTCTGGTTTATCTGGTACTGGTACTGGTAATGGACCTGTAGTAGCATCAAAACAAGTAGGACAAAGTGGCGGATTTAATCCAACAACAATCGTAGGGAGACTAGAGTAATGGCCGTTATCAATTCAGAAGCACTTAAGGTTGTAGCAAACATCAACAAAAAGCTTGGTGCAGGAACAGTCGTTACCGCAGACAAGGTTCGACTAGCAGAGCGTATTACTACTGGATCTCTAACACTTGATGTTGTACTAGGTGGTGGTTGGCCTATGAATCATTGGGTAGAGCTAGTTGGTGAGGCTTCCCATGGTAAGACAGCGTTAGCTCTTAAGACTATTGGTGCTAATCAAAAGATCAACCCTGACTTTACTGCGGTGTGGGTTGCTGCAGAAGCGTTTGATGCAAAGTACGCTGAGCTTTGTGGAGTAGATACCCAGCGTGTTATTCTCGTAGAAACTAATAGTATGGAGGATGCCTTCGATGCCGTTATCCAATTCATGGAAAGTAAGGCTGTTGACATGGTTGTTGTGGATTCTCTCCCCGCTCTCGTTCCTTCAGCGGAAGATGAAAAGCACATGGAAGAATTCACTGTGGGACGCGGAGCCCTCATCACGAACAAGTTCTTCAGAAAAGTAGCCTCAGCTACCAAGCGTGATCTAGTAGAGGCAGAGCGCCCAGTACTAGGAATTATGATTAATCAATATAGAATGAAAATTGGAGTAATGCATGGAGACCCACGTACCACCCCAGGTGGTCTTGGAAAAGACTATGCCTATAGTATTAGAGCAGAAGTTAAGCGTGACGACTGGTTGGAGGTTGGAACTGGCCAGGATAAGCGCCGTGTTGGACAAACTATCCGCGTTAGAACCATTAAGAACAAGACGTTCCCACCACAGCAAACCGCGTATCTAGACTTCTACTTCTCAGATGGTGGACCTATTGATGCGGGTGGTTTTGACACCGGCAAAGAGATTGTGGCATTATCTATTCTTAATGGTATTGTAGATCGTCGTGGTGGTTGGATGTACTACGGTGAGCGTAAGTGGCAAGGAGCTCAAGCATTGATTGACTCCTTACGAGAAGAAGTAGAGTTAAGATCTGAGATTAGTCGTGCCGTAATGGACACGTTGAAATCAAATCCTGTCTTGATGGTAGAAGCAAACGATGAAGAGTGAAGGACAGAAACAATCTTTAAAGCATGAAAAACGTTTAGAAAAAATAGCAGGCGGTAAGCGCAGTGCCGCCTCTGGTGCATTTTGGTCTCGTAAAGGAGACGTCAGAAGTGACGATCTCCTTATCGAGCACAAGTGGACTGGGAAGAAGTCAGTGACTATTAAGTCAGAAGTACTTCAAAAGATTACAAAGGAAGCAATACTAGATAGCCGTACTCCGGTTCTAGGGCTTCACCTTGATGGTGAGAATTACGTCGTTCTTTTAGAGGAGGATTTCTTTGAATTACGTAATTCAATAAGAGGTGAATAGTGCGTTACAGCGATGACCCCAGCTGGACTTGGCGATATCAGGCAAAGTGTCGTGGAGAAGATACAGAGATATTTTTTCCACCACGAGACAAAGCTTTATACAAGCCTATAGCTGACAAGGCTAAAGCAATCTGTTGGGGTACAGATAGCAGGCCAGAATGCCCGGTTAGACAAGAGTGTCTAAAGGAGGCTATAATGAATAATGAGCTACATGGAATCTTTGGTGGTATGTCACACAGAGAACGTAACGCAGCTCAACGCAAGTATGAGAAGCAGGGGCTCACTCTTACTGAGTGGTTGGAGAAAGAGGGCAGAAAGTATGGCAAAACCTAAGACGATAGCCAGCAAAGATTTAAAAGCATTCCTTAATACGAGCAAGAGAGAAACTCGTCTTATGGGTGCTGTAGAACGACATGTTTTATCTAAGCCTTTTGATGAACGTGACATGAGTTATATTCACCCATCAGATATTATTAAAGAAGACTGGTGTGCGTTAGCTCAGTACCACGCAGTAACAGGAAACTATACAGAGACACGTGACAAGACCACGGCCCGTCTTGCTTCAATCTTTGAAGAAGGACATACCATCCACGCTAAGTGGCAGAACTGGTTTAAGGAGATGGGCGTTCTTTACGGTATGTGGTATGACTCTACCGGCACTTCTTGGGCTGTCTCTAAAGACATACATCCTAGCGTTAAGTATAGAGAAGTACCACTCCGTAGCGATAAGCATATGATGCGTGGACACGCTGATGGTTGGATCAAGGGTCTAGGCGATGATTGTCTTATTGAGATTAAGTCTATTGGTTCGGGAACTCTACGCTTTGAGGCACCTGCAATTCTACAACAAGCTAACGGAGATATAGAGCAGGCTTGGAAACAAGTTAAGACTCCTTTTCGTATGCACCAACTTCAGGGTCAGGTATATCTACATCTATGTCACCTGATGGTTGAGGAAGGCTTGCTTGAAGTTGCTCCTAAAGAGATTGTATTTATCTATGAACTTAAAGCCAACCAAGACTACAAAGAATTTGTTGTAGCTTATAATCCAGAGTTTACCAAAGAGATCTTTGATAAAGCTTTGGATATAGCATGGGCAGCAGAAAACAAACGACCACCGATGTGCAGCATCGACCCTGCTACAGGATGTAAGCGTTGTGCACCATTTCAGGAGGCAAAGTGAGTATAAGCAGAGATGTTCTTGCAGCAGTAAATGAACTTGGTTTCTCGTTAACACCTAAGCCAGAGGTAGACATTCCTTTATTGCCTCGTGACATTACAGAGTTAGACGACGAAGGTCTCATGGATCTATTCGTGCAGTTTACTCAGTGGAATGATCACCTTGCAGGTGCTCAAGCTATTGCCATTATCAATGAGCGTGAGGCACAGCGTAACCTGGATAACGCAGAGGCTAAAGCAATGCTAAAGCATTGGACTGGGGCTAAAGGTGACCGTGTTGCTTTGGTTAAGGCACAGATTGCAGATAGCCAGGATATTCAAGATTTGCAGCACGAGTTAGATATTAAGTACGCTTTTCGTAAATTGATTGAGACTAGAACTAGTAACGTAGAGCGAGACTCTCAGCTTGTGTCTCGTGAGCTTACACGACGTACCTCAGATGGTGGGGGAATGAGAGCTAGAACACGGAGATTTAACACATGATCATCGGACTAACAGGCTACGCACAATCTGGAAAAGATACTGTTGCTAATATCTTAGTTAATAACTATGGGTATACACGTATTGCTTTTGCTGACAAGATTCGGGAGTTTCTTTACGAGACTAACCCTATGTATGATTCTATTATTGGTGAGCCACTATTTGTACGGGCTAAGGTGGATCGTGATGGGTGGGAAGAGGCTAAGAAGTCTCCTCAAATTCGTCGTCTACTGCAGACCTCAGGTGTTGCTGCTAGAAAGATCTTCGGAGAAGACTTTTGGGTTAACCAAGCTTTGAGCGGTATCGATGTTGATGGCAACTATGTTATTGCCGATGTCCGTTTTGAGAATGAGGCGGATAAGATTAAGGCTTCTGGAGGACAGATCTGGAGAGTAAAGAGACTGGGTGTAGATCCCGTTAACGGGCATGTCTCAGAAACTCAAATGGATGGTTATCCTGTGGATCAAATATTTATTAATAATGGTACTATAGTGGACTTAGAGTCTTTAATTAAAACAAGGATGGCAGGATATGCCAAGTCAGCATAGGAAACATCGTGGATATAGATCACAAAAAGTTGTCGCAAATTATCTTGTTGAAAATGGCTTTCCGTTTGCGGAATCCACAGGTGCTGGTAGGCCTGGAACTGACATTACCGGTACTGTGGGTATTGACTGGGAAGTAAAAGCACGCAAGGATTTCAGCCCTAGCACGGTCATTAAACAGCTTAAAGATCGCTCTGACGGTAAAGACTTACCCGTAGCTGTACTGCGCTTAAACGGGCAGGGAGAGGCCTCTATAGGGGAATGGGTGACCATCCTTAGACTAGAGGATTTTGTAAATCTTTTAAGAGCTGCTGGTTATGGAGACCCTGTAGAGACAGCTTAAGGTATAGTTTCCCTAGGTGGGCACATACCTTAAGGACTACAACTCGTGAATGAAAAAGATACAGAAGAAAAGTTCCTGCGTGTAAGCGCTGGATCTAACGCACAATCCGTCGGCTCAGCTATCGCACATGCGCTATATGAATCACCACAGATTAAGCTACGTGCAGTAGGAGCCTCAGCAGTAAACCAAGCAGTAAAAGCAATAGCCATCGCTAGAGGATACGTAGCCCCTAGAGGACTAGATCTTAGCTGTCGCCCAGGTTTTACAACCGTGGAGTCGAGAGACGGATCTATCTCCGCAATTGTCTTTACTATTTCGGTCAATTAACATAGAGCTCTCTAACAGATAGGTACCAGAATGGCAAAGTCAGAATTAAACGCTGCGGTAGCCGCAGGAAACACACAAGGTCGCAAGACAATGGGTGATGAAGGACGCAAGTTCACTTCACCATCAGCATCACCAAAGGCCGGCACACTTATTCCTAAGAAGAATACAGCAGCTGGAGATCCAACAGGCGCAGGCACAAAAGCTAATCGTGTAAACCAACCTGCTGCTCAGGGTGGAGAACGTAAGGGTGCTGCGTATTCAGTTAAGGCAACTTACATGAAGCAAACAGATCCATCAGCTGGAATGACTCAAGCTAACGGCCGTATTGTTTCACCAGCAGTCACTCGTCAGAGAGACTCTTGGGCACAAGGAATTGAAACTTCCTACTAAATCGTATACAATGATAATAGGGCCTTTTAACTAAGGCCCTATTATTAGCTGGAGGGCGCAATGAGTTTAGATGCTTTGTATTTAAAAGCCAAAGAAGAGAACACTTATGTTATTGGTAAGTGTGTTGTGGGTCAATGGGCTGTACTCATGGTTGAATCAGACCATAAAGCCTTTGAAGAATCTTTAAACGATGAAGACTTTAGTACACGCAGTCTTCATACTCTTTACAAAAATGCTGGTGCAACTTTCGGTCTAACGTCTCTTAAAGAGCATAGAAATGGGAACTGTTCATGTCGCTAAATGATGCATATAATAACGCTAAAGAAGAGGCTGCTGCATCTAGTGGCTTAAGTTCTATTGATAAATTGCTTAAGGCCAATGGCCTGAGCCCAGAAGATGTAGGTAAGATCAGTAAGGTCAGCCTTTCTACAAATCCAGATGACACTAAGATTATCCTTTCTCCTAAGTGGAGTGAAGGTCCTGCTTGGCAGCCAGTGCAGCCGGCAGATCCAGTTGTCATTAATCCAAAAATTCCCCAGACCCCTGCGCTGATAAGCAGTGGCTGGAAAGTAGCTGTTGCACTACCAGATCCACAGATTGGTTACCGTCGCTATGAAGATGGTTCCCTAGATCCATTTCATGACGAAGCTGCAATGGACGTTGCTTTACAAATCGTCGGACTCGATCACGGGCACACAGTGGCCCAAGTTATCAACCTAGGAGACTTCCTAGACTTACCAATGTATGGTACTTACGAACAGGAGCAAAACTTTGCACACACAGCTCAACTTGCTATTAATCGTGGCCATCGTTTCCTTGCTGAGCAGCGTGCTAATGCCGGGATGGATGCGAGAATTATCCTTCTTGAGGGTAACCATGATAAGCGTCTCACTCGTTTCGTTAATAACAACGCTGCTGCTGCTTACGGTATAAAGGTAGCAAACATGCCGGACTCATGGCCGGTACTAAGTTTACAAAACCTATTGCGTTGCGATGAACTTGGTGTAGAATTTATAGATGGTTACCCAGCTGCAGCTCATTGGATTAATAAGCGTCTCCGTGCTATGCACGGTGATCGTGCTAATGCCTCTGGCTCTACGGCTGCCCAGTATGCAAATTCGAACCCTAACATTTCCACACTTTTTGGTCATACGCATCGAATGGAACAACAGAGTAAGACGGTATTTGATCGTGACCAATCGATTAAGAGTGTTTCTTTTAGCCCAGGATGTCTATGCCGAGTTGATGGCGCAGTACCTTCTGTCAAAGGAGGGGTCGATGTCAAGGGACAGGCTCTACAGTATTTTGAAAACTGGCAGCAAGGTGTAAGCGTTATCTTCTTCAAAGATGGGGACGACGACAGTTTCCATTTTGACCAAGTTCATATTCATAAGGGTAAGACAATGTATCGTGGTCAAGAGATTCATTCAACCGTTGATAAGTTTGGCACTCCGCTAGCCTAGCCGTTTCTACCGCAAAGCTAGTCATCAGGCCAATAAAAAAACCCCCTATTTCTAGGGGGCTTTTTTATTTATAATTACTTACCGCAGGTTGGGCACTTAGCTGCTGCTGGAGCTGCTGCTCCTGCTGCCTTAAACTTAGGGCGACCAAAGCCTACGATTGAGATCATAACCTTCTTAGGGTTCTTCTTATAAGCACGAAGCTTCTTAGAAACCTGTCCGCCATTTCTCTGGCTTCCCTTTTCATCTGGGCTAGTGTTTCCTTCGATACACCAAACGGTTCCATCGCCGTTGTCCTTGATAACAATTCCTACGTGAGAAATTCTATCGACGCCATCTGATGGAAAATCAAAATACGCAATATCTCCAGCATCTGGGTCTGCAATGTCTCCATCAATCCAAGCTCCAGCTTTCTTAAATGCTGCTGCACCACCTGGTGTGTAAACAGTATTAGGTACCTTTACACCAGCTTCGTTAGCGCACCAGTTTACGAAAGATCCACACCATGGCTGAAAGTTAGCCTTAGTGTATGCGCCGTACTTGGTTTCATTATCCTTAGGACCTTCGATAGTTCCTAGTTCTGCTGTAGCAACTTCAATAAGCTTTGCTGCTGTTCCTTTGTCTGCCATTAGTCCTTGTCCCAATCTTCGTCAACTGGTTGTTCCTCAGGGACTTCTCCCTCATTCTTTGTAGCAACTGCTACAGCAGCTGTAGCTACTCCAGCAGAAATGATGATGTCCTGACCGTTTTGCTTAGCTTCAACCTTAAGGTCAGCTTCGCTCTTAGCCTTTGTATCAACTGCAGAGAATGCTGCATTAATTTCATCAAGGTCAAGTCTGCCATCATTCATAAATCCACGTGCTAGCTTTTCTACAACGGCTGCAACTGCTGTAAGACCAGCAACTGTAACAGCTGTAAGTGTGTCAACGCCAGCAATAGCACCAGCACCAATTACTGAGAGACCGCTAGCAGCAAATACTGCAAGGATTCTCAGAAGAATGTTTCCTATTGATTTCATTTATTCCTCATCTTTCGGGTTACGGATTGGATAGGTGACCGCCCAAGCAAACAGTGTTCCGATAATTGCATAACCTACGATGGTTTTGGCAGATCCATCAAGGACAACCCAAGCAATAAACATGCCTAACAATGTCCATAGTTGATCAACCATATCTGTGAATACTTTTTTCAAGGTTTACGTCTCCTAACGCCTTTACTGTCTCCGGAAGCGCCTCCGCCTCCTCCTCCACCGCCGCCACCGCCAGAACCACCTGATGTGGATCCGCCTGTAGCGCCTGCAGCTGCTCCAACAGCATTCATTGCAGCTCCCGCTGCGACTACTGTTGCAACAACCATGTCAGTTGCTTCTTCACGTTCTTCTTCACTCATATCCGCACCGATACTTCCGAGTGCTTGGAGGGCTTGACCAGGGTCACTGAATAATTCACCGATTAACTCCGCAGGGTTCTCTAATAATACGAGGGCTGCAGCAACGTCTGCTGTAATTATAACTTCATTTCCGTTTTCATCCTGCCTAACCTCTACAGGAGTATCTTCTGGCAAATCTTTGTACTCAATGCCAGCATCTTGAATCTGTTCTTTTGTAAGAGTTTCACCTGGGGCTACAGACTCAATAAGAGCGGTAGCAACTAGGTCTTTCTCAGCTTCGCTAAGTTTGCCGTCTTCTTTAAGAACGTCAACTAGAGCAGTAACTTCTTCAGCAGTAACTTCCCCATCCGCGTTTAGTGCATCCATTACATCCTCAGCATCAGCAGCGGTGATCTTGCCATCGGATAGCGCATCTTCCAAAGAGTCTGCTAGAATAGGAATAGGTTCTTCTACAGGAGGTTGGGATGGTTCTTCTATCGGATTTTGTGGCTCTGGCTCTGGTAACTCTGGTTCTGGTGCTGGTTCCTCGGGTGTATCAGGTTCCTGAGGCTCCTCGACCTCTACGGGTGGCTCTTCAGGCTCTACCGGCGCTGGTGGCTCTTCTATGGGTTGCTCTGGCTCTTCTGTGGAGGGCTCAGTAGGTGTCTCAGGTTCAGGTTCAACAGGTGGTTCAGGCTCTACAGGCGGCTCAGGAACAGGTTCTGGTTCTGGCTCAGGAACAGGCTCGGGTTCTGGGGTTGGCTGCGGAGTTGGTTCAGGGGTTGGTTCCGGTGCAGGCTGAGGAGCAGGCTCGACAGGGGTTGGTTCAGGCTGAGGAGATGGTTGAGGTTCTGGAACCGGATTGGTTATCACAGGGGCCGCTGGTGGAACTATAGCCGCTACAACCTGAGTAATGGTTGTTACGGCTGATTCCAAAGCTGCTTTAGCTTCGTTAGCCTTAGTATCTGCAGTAGTAGCTAGCTCTACAGCTGTAGCTACGGTTGCTGTAGCAGTTTCAGTTAACTGTGTTAATAGAGTGGTAGCCTCAGTTTTAATTTGTGTATCTGTATTTACAGCGGTTTGAGCTGTAGTTTTAGTTTCCTGAAGAGTTGTAAGAGTTGCAACAGCTTCTTCTTTAACCTCAGTTTTATCAGCAACTACCTCTGTCTGAGTTTGAATCTGTGCCGTTAATGTCTCATTAGTTACGTTTGTCATAGGGTTAACTGTAGCACCTGCAGTTTCACGAACACCGGTACGAGGACCATTCCAAAGGCTAGTTGTGTTACCTGCAACTGTTGCTACGCCAGTCCATTCCCCAGAAGTAGGGTTAACAGTCATAGTCCAGTTAACGTTTGTAAGTGGGCTACCAGGATCCCCAAAACGATGTAGGTCCCAATCTACAGCCAAAGTTGTTTCTGTAGTGGTTACGGTTATGCCCGCACCAGGTCCTGCACTTTGAAAATCAGATCCAAAGACAGAAATGCTTGGGCCATTAGGGAAGTCCCACCAATTAACATCGCCTTCACCAAAAGTAATTGTTGCTTTAGAGGATACAAATATTTGGCTTGCTGTTCCTTGACCTTCATAAACAGTGTTTCCCATTTTTATATCAAACGGGGTGTTAATTTTTGTAAAGCCGTCGTACATAGGCGGCAAAGTTGTTGTTGTTACTGTTGGTGTTTCTGGAGCAACAGGAGCAACATAACCAGCAGTTGTGTAAGTCTTGCTATCTGAAGGCGTATTCTGAAGCTCTGTCAAGGTATTTTGAGCATTAGTAAGGTTAGTTGTAGCGGTGGCCACTACAGTTGTTTGTGATTCTACAGCGGCTGTAGCTGTAGCTAGAGTTGCAGTAGAACTCTCTAAGTTCGTAGTTGCTGTGGCGACTACTGTAGTCTGAGATTCTACAGCTGCAATTGCTGTAGCTGCAACTGTGGTAGCTGAGTCAGCTGCCTGGATAGCTGTGTTAGCAGTTTCAACTGCTGTGTTAGCAGCAGTTACTGCGGTAGCAACTTCAGGGCTAGCCTGAACAACTTCTACCTTAGCGGGTGTATCAACAATGGTTGTAACAGCAGTTTCAGCGACAGCAACAGCGGTAGTAACCGTAGCTGTGGCCCCATCTACTGTAGATATGGCCGATGCCAAGGCTTCTGGCAGGCTAACGGTAGCTGTAGATGTGTCAGAGGCAGCAGAAACTGACACCTGTTCTGGCGTTACTGGCTCTTCTGCATATGCAACAGATTGTGTAAGGTATAAGTAAAGGATTGATGCAAGAAATAGTTCTACGATTAGTCGTAGTTTTCTTATGGCGAATCTCCTTCTATGATCTTAGATAGTTTAACATTACACGGTGTATTTTTGTCGGCATACTTGCACCTATTCCCTCTAGTCTCCGGAGACAAAATGAGCACTGCCGATTGGGCAACAACACTCGCAGGATTTACAGCAACAGCGGCATTCATTGGTGTCATAGGTTCTTGGATCATGCGTGCATGGATGAAGAACTTTTTATCTGAGCTTAAACCAAATGGTGGCTCTTCTCTTCATGACAAAGTTAATTTAGAAATTATTCCAATGCTTAAAGATCTTAGAAAAGATCAGATGCATATTAAGGAAAAGGTTGCTAAGCTCGAGGGACGTTTTGAGCAGCACTTGGACGATAACGACGAGTAGACAACTCCTTATTTATCCTATAGAATAGTAATAAGCCCCTAACAGGGTTCATACTAAAGGAGAAACATGGATATCAAGACACTACAAGCCGCATTTGGTTCGTATCTTCGTGCAGCAGGAGCAGCAGTAGCAGCCCTCTACATGAGCGGCATCACAGACCCAAAGACCCTGCTTAATGCATTCATTGCCGGTTTAGTCGGTCCACTAGCCAAGGCAGTTAATCCAAAGGACACATCAATTGGAATTAACGCTTCTAAGTAAGCATTAAAAGCAATAGGCCGGAGGTAAACCCTCCGGTCTTTTGCATTTAGGGTATGATGTAACTATGCCTCAATCCCATAATAACTGGCAGTATCTCGGAGCCAGCGGTTACATCGGTGCTTATACAACCACCGGTGGTGGTGGCACGCCCGTAGTACCTCGAAGCGGTATGGACTTTGCACGTATGGGTGTAGGTCGTGCACCTCAAGCAGAATATCCAGACGGATACCTTGGAACAATTCGCTCACGTCGTGATGATAAGGGTAAGCCTTATGCAATGTCCGACACAGTTCTTGACTCACTAAAGAATCGTCAGAACCAACGTGCGTACCAACGCGGTGTTCACAAAGGTGAGCGTATTGATCCAGGCTCATACATGTGGCCAGAGAATTTAGAACCAGATCGTCGTTTGAAACCAAAGATTTATAAGATGGTAGAAAACGATGGTTCATTAGTAATGATGGGTGTACGTAACTCTCCCCAGTTAGCTTTAGCTCCAGCACCTCATCTTGTTAATGATGGCAAAGCTGATGTATCAGCAAACGTACCTGCAGAGTTTAATCCTCGTACCGGAGCAATATTTTCTCATCTAAAACCAAGGTGGACATAATGGCTAGAGTAGGCGCAGGCGATTACGAAGAAAATGTTTTTGATTATGAGCGTGAAGAACAACACGACAATAAAGAAACTCATCCTAGACTAGGGCGACTTCTTAAATTAGATTTAAAACATGGCAACACATGCAATCGTTGTAATGAGGCAGTAGTTAGTAAGATAGAGCATGCTACACGCAATGCTCATTTTTATAACGGGAAGGCAGAATAATGACGCGTCGTAGAGGTGTTCCTATGCCTCCATGGGCATCTATTCAAGCACAGACTGATAAACCAGCGGGAAGAGCAAACCCTATTGTTTCAGAGTCTATTGAAGAGCCTGCAAGCCGTGCTACACCACGTCCCTTAGACCCACAAGGTATTCCATTTTTAACTACGCACGATGTAGCGCCTCATCTAGGTATTTCACATGTACCTAATTTTAAAGAAGCTGCTTATCGTGAAGTACCGCATTATGTTGATACAAAGAGTGGCTCAGCACCACAATCTGTTCGTGTGTATTTTTCAATGAAAGATATTGCTGAGCACTTTGCAATTAAATCAGGCGCACACCTACCACCTGAAAAGAAAACAGCTGAGCAGTTAGCTTTTGCAGGACGACATAAGCTTTGGAGTGAAAGACATCAAAACGCTTTGCGTGGTTTAGATGAGCAACGCAAGCAAGGTATAAACCCAGGAAACTTAGAGAATCAACCTCACCCTGGCAATAGAGATATCCATACTCGTTTAGTATACGGAACTCGATACCAAAGCGAAGATGATCCAGCTACTGGTGACCTGCAAGGTAGAATTACAGGGCTCGGCTCAAACTTAGCAAACCCAATTAAGTATGGTCAGATGAAGCCGGTAGAAAGTACCGCCCCTGACACCACAGACTTTTTAGATCCTAACAGACCAAGACGAGGCCGCTAATGATGAATCAAGATGGAGTCTATGATCATAGTAAGGGTCGTGGAATTGTAAGCGAAGATCCAGAACCATCGCTACTTCGTTATGATTACATGGGTCCGTTTGCTAATGCTCAAGAAGCTTTTATGGCCCGTGCACTAAAGGCTGTAACTATGCCCGCACAATTAATTCCGGACATTGTTAGACCCCCACTTCCACAAATTAATATGTTCCCACCACGTTACGGATACCGTACACGTGAGCTAGGCATCATGGATGTTATGGATGTAAATGACGAATTCCAACCAACTCGTGTAGACTTTACTCGTGAGCAAGGCGCCTACTCAGGAACAGCTCGCAACGTATCAGAGAGTGTATGGTAACTATGGACATTCCTAAAGATAGATCAAACGATCCTAAGCGTAAGCCTGTAAAAAAAGAAGAAGTTGACGCAAAAAAACCGACAGAAAAACCTTTTTCTTTTTCTGATGACCCAAGTACTAGAAATACAGGGTGGTTCTTCAGTGGTAAATGATGAGATCAACATTGAGACTGTCTATGAAGGTAGTCGTATGTGCCCTAAGTGTGGTCACCTTATGACTCCCCTAGAGGTTATGTATGCCGGCGGAGCACTCTGCCCTAACTGCAGAAATGCCAGGTATGAAAAGCATGCGAAAGGATTTATGAGCTCATGAAAAGCAAACAGTTTACGTCGGTAGAGAGTTGGGAAAGAAAATCTACGGGCAAATGGACTGGGGGCGTATCATCAACCCTAGAACCTGGCTCAAAGATGGCCTCCACCAGAAGACGTCAAAAAACTAGTCATGCTAGAGGTAAAAAAGTAATTCGTCCAAGGGTTCCAAAGTACCATAGCCCTGACAAAAAGTAGATTAAGGGAGACAATACAACAATGGCTAAACATATTCTTACTCCAAATGGGGAACCAATGGATTATAAGGTTGAGAAGCTTAAGGCTAAAACAGCTGCAGACAAGCTCAAGGATAAAGAAGCTAAAAAGAAAACTGCTAAGAAGAAGGCGAAGAAGTAATGGGACTAGAAAAGTTTGTGCGAGCACGTAAGGCAGTAACTGCTATGCGTGCTACAGAATCAGGCAGACCTGATTCTTGGGATGCAAACCCAAATACACAGGGTTCTCCAAGCAACCAAGAGTTAATGGATCGTAAGAAACCATTTAGACCAACAGGATCTGAACCCGTAAAGTCTACAACTTCAAATTATGAAGAACGCAAAGCACCAGCAGGAAATGAATATCGTTTACGAAGTTATGGCGACGATTAATGAAAATTTTAGGCATTACTCCTGCTCCTCGTAGAGAGAGTCGACAAGAGCGAAAAGCAAAGTCTTCTCGTGCAACAGAGCAAGGTATTGCTGGACACAAGGCTGCAATGGACGCATTGCGACCTAATAAAAATGAAAAGGATGAAAAGAATGGCAACTAACGAGACACGTTCACTTAACGGTGGACTAACAGAAGGATCAACTGACGGTAAGTACCGTAAAGTTCGTCCAAATACTGAAGTAGCCGCAGGTACAGGCGAAGATCTAACTCTTGCCAACCGTCGTGGACTACATCCATACTGGAACTATGATTTTATTGACCAAGAGGCCCCATCAAAGGTAAACCCTTTGGCGACTTCAGCGTCTTCAAAGCCACGTTCTCCAATGCCGGTAGCAGATACATTCAATAACCAAATGGGTGCGAACTACTAAAGTGGATTACAAAGAAGCACGGCATGCTCAGCAACGTAAGAATTTTGCTGACGCCAAACGCAAAATGGGAATTCACCCTATGCGTACTAAGGCTGCCGGTTTGCTTCGAAAAGCCGCTACTGCATTAGACCAACCATCTAAAGGCTTTTTAAATGGTTCGGTAGGAGATTATCTAGGATTGTCTGATAATTCTTTAGCAGATCAAGAGAGCAGATCTTTATCTTTACAAAAAGGTTTAGATGATGGGGTTGTTCCTTCAGGACGTCATACCCCAGATTATTTATCAGATTATGGAAAAGCTCAACCTGAAGGCGTAACACATATATCTGAAGGTTTAAAGATTGCAGCAAGTAAAGATGCTGAAAAAGTATTAGGAAAAAGAATTCCAAAGGGAGATCTAGATGAATAACGTACCTCGTAGAGAAGGCTCACGCCCTCAGCATATGCGTCGTTCCGGTATTGTTTCGTCAGCTGAAATTGAAGCTGCTGTAAAAGCTAGCGGAATACAAGATGATGACGAAACCACTGGTCCTATGGGAATTCGTGATAACAATGCTCTTAGAAAGAACGCTGACCAACTTCGCAAAGGTAAGTAACTATGGCTAGAGAAGACGCTAACCTAGAAGATGGCAGCATACTAGCCGGTAAACAAAAGATCCATGAGACTACAGAAGTTGTAGCTGGGGAAGTTGTCGTACCAGAATTTGAAACACAGCGGGCACACAAGGTTAGAAACGCAGATAAGCCCGTCAAGTGTGGAAAAAGCGGATGTCGTTTAGACGCATCCCGCCGTGTATTAATGCACGCAGAGGGCCCTAAAAACTATTGCTCACAGCATTGGGCTAAGATTGAGCCAAGGACTGACCTGTACGATAAAGATACTATGATGATAGTTCGCCCTGAATACGGTGAAGAAATTCGTGGTGAAGATCGTGTAACTCGTCAACGCACCCGTGGGGAAGCCGCAGCTGAGATCTTTGCCCGTACAGGTATTCACTTGCCAGTTCGTGGTCCAGGTAATCCACGAGAAGCTACAGATCCAGAAGCTGAAATTCTTCCAACAGACCACGTAACTCCGGTCATTAATAATGCAATTGAGCGAGGCGGACGTAGTAATACTGCCTTAGCTTCTTTTGACGCCGTAGCTTTAATGAAACAACGTAAGCTTGGTGGGGCACCAAAGACTCAGGATGAAGAAATTGAGGCTGCGGACGCAGAAGTACGTAGAAACCCAAGTACTCGTACTCCTAATAGTTTTGATGAATTTGAAGGGTTGATGAAACCTAACAATTAGCATTCTCCCACATAATCGTATATAATAATAATAGAGGACGATTAAGGAGAGCACTATGAGTATTCCTATTCTTGGACAGGGTAATAACCCTGCTGATGAAGGTACATACACTGAAATTAAAGACGACGGGCCTAAGATCCGTTTGCTGTACTGTTACAACTGTAAAACTATTGAGGAACTCCCTGATTTTGAGGGGCACCCCGATGACGACGTAACACTACAAGTGCTAGTAGATCGCCATGAATCTGCTGGAATTCCACATAACGGGTTCCTATCTAAGATCGGCGTAAAACTATACTCTCGTCCTGAAGTACGTAAGCAAGTCATTGAAAACCTACGCAACAAAGTGGGTGGCGGACTTGCAGATATCGATCCAGACTACTATACTACTAAGGCAACGTTCTTTGACGATGCCATGAAGTGCTTTAACCTGCACCTTCGTCCAGTAGAGGGATGTTATGACTGGAAGAGTGAAAGTAAGCGCCTTATACCAAAGAACACTGCCGAAGCACGTAGAGAATTAGGCTTGGAAAGCGCAGCAAAGTCCGCTAGCACAAAGGTTTACCTTTGCGACTTCTGCCCTGCTAAGACCTATGTAGTAGAAAAAAACCGTAAAAAAATGGGCCTATACGAATAGAGGAAAACATGTCAGAAGAAAAAACAACCGAAGCACCAGCACTTACCCCAGATGCACCAAAGATTACCTTTGGTTTTGCAGTACTAGTAGATGAAAACGGAAACGTATTCGTTGAGCGTACTAAGCAAGCCTTTGCCCTATCAGTAGAGCGTGACGCAACACTCCTAGAGGTTCGTCGTTATGCTTCCGAAATTCTAATGGATTTGCAGGCCCAATCAGCCGCAGAATACGTAACTTTGCGTTTGGCTGGAATTGGTAAGGCTAAGTCAGAAGACGAAGTAACTCCTAGCGCATAACTGCTCCACTCAAGCCGAGACGTAACGACTAAGAAGAGGGAGAATGAGCGCATGGACTTTGACATGTATGGTGACGCACCCAGTATTACACCTGGGTCTACGTCCTATTTTAGTGCGCCTTCTTCTGAGTTAGATCCGAAGTTATTTCAAGCTGACCACCTCAATGAGTGGGTCCGTTCTGGAATTCTATCTATGCTCTTTGAGCATATGGTTAAGTACTATGCTGACCCACATACTTGGACACATGCATGGCTTGCCGGATCTGGCGTCTCGTTTCAATGGGAGGCAGCAAGAGAACCTGGTGACCTGGATTGCTTGATTGGAATTGATTACGTCAAGTTTCGTCAAAGCAATCCAGAGTTCATCGGTTACTCTGATGTTGAGATCGCCAAGACATTTAACGAAGGTTTTAACGCTGAGTTGATGCCTAACACCCGTAATTGGGAAGGCTATGAACTTACATACTATGTAAACCCACAGTCTGATATCCGTGATATCAATCCATACGCAGCTTATGATCTAACAGCTGATACTTGGACTGTCTACCCGGATAAGAATCCCCAACCACCCTATAGCCGTGCTTGGGAACAAAAGACTATGCGGGATGAAGATTTGACACATGATATGCTACGCAAGTATTCTGATGCTCTTAACGAGGTTCGCAATACTTCAAACCCTGCTTACCGTGTAAACGCTGAGCGTAAGCTACGCCTTGCAGCGGAGCAAGCAGTTGCTTTCTATGACGATATTCACCACAATCGTAATATTGCTTTTAGTACTGTAGGATCTGGCTATGCTGACTTTAACAATTATCGATGGCAAGCCGGTAAGCGTTCTGGTGTAATTCAGGCGCTAAGATCTATCAAAGAACATAAAGACGCTTTAGATTCAGAGACTCAAAAGCAAACATACGGAGTGGAGTTGCCAGATGCTGCGACTCTAGTCCGGAGAACTTTGCGTGGTTAACTGTATAAGATGTAAACACCGGATGGATTACGGTGTATGTGAAGTAGACGATTGTAAATGTATTTGTGCGGGACAAGGTACACCGGAGGATTAAATGGCTACAGCTCTAATCTCAGTTGAGGGCGTAATGAAGACTGAGGGTGGAGACCCAATTCAAGAGGGTATCCGTCTTTATCGCATTCTTGCTGAACAATACCGTGTCGTAATCTGCTCAGACTTACCTGAAGATTTGACGGAGCACTGGCTTCGTAGTAATATGATTGTTGGCTATGCAGATGTATACGATTCCCGACATTTCTTTGAGGGCCAGGATCTCAGGGCCCGCCATTTAGACCTAGCCTTATCACGTGGCAAAGTCTCATTATTCATAGACCCGGACGCAGACCGTTGTGCCTATGCACTATCTAAGAACGTAACTACCCTTATGTTTGCTGAACCTAAATTTGTACGTACTACCCGTATGGTAAAACCCTGGGAAGATCTCAAGGTTGAAATTGAACGCCAACGGGATGCCCTGCTCGAAGCCCACCTCGGAAGCCAGATTAAGCGCTACGAATGAACATAGTCTTCATGGGCGGAGAAGTACCATCACACAGAACTCTTCTGGCTAGCGCCGGAGCTAAACACATCAGCGTTAACTACTTCAGGTTAGTTAAGCGTGGACTCCCAAAGACCAAAGATTACCTACTCAAGGATAGATTCCCTGAAGATACTTTGATCTACGTAGATGGTGGCGGCCATCAGATTAACGATCTGAATCTTACACAGCGAGAGCTGGAAGAATACGCCGCTAACTACCAGGACTTTGTTGCTATTAATGAGGATAGAATCCACCTTGCTACAGAGTTAGACGCCGCTGTACTAGGATCTAATTGGATCAACCATCAACGTCGTACCTTTTGGGAAGACTTTGGCCTTGAACGCTCCTCTATGGTGTGGCACTCATCAACAGGCCATACTGGTCTATACAACCTTGCTGAACAATATCCCAACGTCTCTATCTTGGGTGAGTCTATTGAGGACGATACGAGCCTTTCAGCCCGTTCTAAGGCCCTTTTGAGCCAGTTTCCAGACCTGCAGTTTCATGGTATAGCATGTGCTAAGCCAGATAATTTGAGGCAGGTTCCTGTCAGCACGGCTGCTACCCTGTCTTGGTTAAGTCCGATGATGAGAGGCGAGACAATTGTCTGGGATGGCACTAGACTAGTGCGCTATCAGAAGAAACAAAAAGACCAGGCTCGTCCTCGCTACAAAGCGATCATCGAGAAGGCCGGATTAGACTTCGACAAGATTATTAATGACGATAGTAATGAGGTTACTCGCCTCGCCATCTGGAGCTACCTGCAGCTCGAGAAATCATTAGACAAGAAGAGGAAGCCCATGTTATCTGATAACAGTGACCCATTAGATAGTGCAGGTTCTGCGGAAACACGTGGGGTCAGTCCTGATAACAGGGGTATAGAGGTGCGGAAAGATTTAACCAACCGCAAGCCTGAAGACATGCAAACCCTGCCAGTTTTTGGGGTTACAACCAAGACAATTTTTGAAAAAGATGTTGATGGAAGAGACGTAATTCGTGATGCTCCGGTCTTAGAGAGTACCCAAACTTCCTTCCGTCAATGCAATACTTGCTTCGTCGCATCCAATTGCCCGGCATTCAAACCTAACAATTCCTGTGCCTTCAGCCTCCCTGTGGAGATTAAGACCAAGGAGCAACTCAAGGGATTATTGAACGCAATTGTTGAAATGCAGGGCGCTAGAGTCGCTTTTGCACGTTTTGCTGAAGAATTGAACGGTGGATATCCGGATCCAAACACGGGTCAGGAGATTGACCGACTCTTTAAGATCGTAGGAGAGATTAAGAAATTAGAGGAGAACAAGGAAGTTCTCCGCATGACTGTGGAGCGTCAAACCTCTGGAGGCGTCATGTCTGCACTATTCGGAGACCGGGCAAACACCCTACGGGAGTTGCCCAATAATGGCTTAAGCGAGGGAGACGCCAGCAAAATAATCAAAGACCAATTAGAAGGATAGTACCTGATAACAGTGAGAATATATAAGAAAGAGGATATGTAGTGTTTTCGTTTAAATTAGCAGAAGAGTTTGTCAGTGCCTATCGTTCAAAGAAGGTTCCTTGGGGCTACCAAGATGCCGCCGGTAACTCCGTTGGTGAGATTACCTTCCTTCGTACATACTCTCGTCTTAAAGAGGACGGCACCAAGGAGACTTGGGTAGATGTATGTGAGCGTGTCATCAATGGCATGTACTCACTTCAGAAGGATTACGCAAAGCAACAGCGCCTACCTTGGTCAGATGTTAAGGCTGCCTCATCCGCTAAAGAGGGCTTTGACCGACTATTCAATTTGAAGTGGACCCCACCAGGACGTGGTCTTTGGATGATGGGTACCCCACTTGTTAATGTACAGAAGAACTCTGCAGCGTTGCAGAACTGCTCATTTGTATCTACAAACGCCATGACCAAGATCGATCCGGCTAAACCTTTTGCCTTCCTTATGGAGGCATCTATGCTGGGAGTTGGTGTGGGCTTTGATGATAAGGGGGCAGACAAAGACTTTACTATCTACCCTTGTCAAGAAGGAGAGACTTATGTCATCCCAGATACCAGAGAAGGTTGGGTCGAAAGCACCGCAGCCCTCATCAATAGCTACCTTAAACCAGATACGAAGTGCCCTATATTTGACTACTCACAAATCAGACCAGCCGGCACTCCGATTAAAACCTTTGGCGGAACCGCCGCGGGAGCAGAACCCCTAATCAAACTACACAACCATATAACTAAGATCTTTGGGAATCGTGCAGGTGAAAAACTCACCCGTCGTGACATCGCAGACCTTGGTAACCTGATTGGTGTATGCGTAGTCTCCGGCAACGTTCGACGTTCAGCTGAGCTACTCATCGGACGTATTGATGACCAAGACTTTCTGAACTTAAAGAATGCTGAGGCGTTCCCAGAGCGTAACTCTTATGATCCAGACGCACCTGGCTGGGCCTGGATGTCTAACAACTCCGTTGAGGTATCTGTAGGTCAGGACCTAACTCCCATCATTGAGGGTATCGCCCGCAACGGTGAACCTGGAGTGCTTTGGATGGACGTAACCCGTAAGTACGGTCGTCTAGCTGATCCAATTAACAATAAGGATTGGCGAGCAGCTGGGTACAACCCATGTGCTGAGCAGTCTTTGGAGTCCTTCGAATGCTGTACTCTTGTTGAGACATACATCAACCGTCATGACAGCCTAGATGATTTCAAGCGCACACTGAAGTTTGCATACCTTTATGCTAAAACAGTAACGTTGATTCCTACTCACTGGGAGGAGACCAACGCTATCATGCAGCGCAACCGCCGTATTGGTACGTCTATCTCCGGTATCGCAAACTTTGCGGATACAAAGGGTCTCCCTCTTCTTCGCACATGGATGGATGAAGGCTACGCCGTAGTAACTAGCTATGACAAGAGTTACTCTGAGTGGTTGGGTATCCGTGAGTCAATCAAGATGACAACTGTAAAGCCATCTGGAACTGTATCTATTCTTGCCGGTGAATCTCCTGGAGTTCACTGGACACCTGGCGGTAAGTACTTCTTACGTACAATCCGTTTCTCAAACAATGACCCTATGCTGCCACTATTTAAGTTGGCAAACTATCGCATTGAACCTTCAAGTACTGACCCTGAGAATACCTCAGTCGTGTACTTCCCAATCAAGTCAGAGGCTGTACGTTCTGAAAAGGATGTATCTATCTATGAGAAGATGGCACTTGCTGCTACTGCTCAACGTTACTGGTCAGATAACTCTGTATCTGTAACTGTATCCTTTGATCCGAAGAAAGAAGCTGAAGCTATTGGCACCGTACTACACATGTACGATGGTCAATTAAAGACTGTGTCATTCCTTGCTATGGATGATACTCTTTACCCCCAAATGCCGTACACACAAAGTACTGCAGAGGAATATGAAGAAGCCCGCATGACTCTATTTCCAATTGATTTGACTGGAGTATATGAGGGAATGGCATTTGATGCAGTTGGTGAGGCCTATTGCACCACAGATGCTTGTGAAGTGAAGCTAATCAGAGATAACGCCTAAGGAGAAACATGTCAGACGAACTAAACCCAGACCTATTTGATGAAGACTTCGAAGAAGACTTTGAAGATGGTTTCGATGAGCTAGACCTTGATGAAGAGGATCTAGAAGACCTTGAAGCAGACCTCGCAGACGATGATCTAGACGAGGCCTAAAAAGCGCCAACACAAACATTTGGCCCCCGACTCAATTAAGAGCCGGGGGCCAATTGCTTGTCCTAACTAACTAGCTAACACACGCCCTGAGTTATCTGTCAACTCAAAGTACTGGGTGTCAGAGTCTTCTATATCTTCATAGCTCTCCAACTCATCAGGATAAGTATCCCCAGCCAGCAGCTGTTCATAGATATCCTTAGCATGATCTGCATTGTCTGCATCAAAGATTAGTGTGCCACTCTTCTGCACACTAAACATCACCCTGTACTTAGCCATTTATATATCTCCTCCGCAGCTGCAATGACCGCAGCCACACTGTTTCTCTTCAGCTAGTGGTAGTTCGTCTGTTTCTTTTATTTCTTTTACTATATCGTTCACCGTCTTAAACGGCAGTACTGTTTCCATGTCCATTATGCATCTCGCTTAAAGCTAATGGCCCCATCGAAACGTGTGGGCTTGTTCTTTGCATCAAGCAAATCACTAGCAACCATCTTTACCGACTTGCGTGGAGTATTCTCTACGAGAATTTCTTTAACCCATCGCTTAGCAGCTGATGCATTAGCCCATGCAGCTTGATACAAGCCGTAAGGCATGTTATCCACACCTTCGTCAAATAGTGAAATGCTGGCTAGCCATGCACCACCTTTTGCTTGATTCTTTACGATACTTGCACTGAATACACTACTTACTTTTTTACTCATTACGCTCTCCTTATAGCTTTATGTCTTCGTTGAACCCTACCTGCTTTAGGTCACGTAGGATGTTTTTACCGGCCCTTCGGTCCCCTAAGGATTGTGGTCCAAAGAAGACCACTTTCCTTGTCTCGGGGTTAACCACTTTTACGTGGTGTTTACCTGGAGTTATCGTGACCGTAAGGCCAGCTGTTTCCAGGGCAGAGACAAGTTTCCTTATCTCTTTTGTCTTGATATTAAGTTGTGAGAACAGCATTGTGTTCATTTCTCCTTCTTGGTGTACACTCAGGGTGTAAGCTCTCAAAGAACAGAGTTCACACCCTCAAGGCCCCGGGATTGCGCCCCGGGGCTTTATATTTCTTGCACTGATTCTAGATAAGCTTCCTCACCAGGTCTATTTAGATTGTTAATGTGAGTCCACTCGCCTAGATTTCTGTCGTAGACTTTTAAGCTCCACTCCCTGTTGGCTGGATCGCTTTGGTCATCTACTCTCCATTGCTTGAGCTTGACTCTGAACGTTACACGTAGGTCATACTCCATGTGTCCCCTTTCTCTATATTCCATTCTAGCGGGGTTGTTTGTGTTGGGTCAAATCTCTTCGCCGTCTTCGTTGTACACGGATCCGACATCTGTCCAACCGGCCTCGGTATCTTCTACCCACAGGTGAGACTCATCATTGGTGATGGTGTCTTCTGCTCTGTCGATAGCTTCTTGTAGGCTATCTGCTTCAACCATATAGTCATAGATTATATGGTCGTGTATCGTCACTTTATACATTGACATATTGTAGCTCTCCATTTTCTTTGATGGTTGTTGCACCTTCTGGTCCGTAACAAGCTTCGATGATTTTAGGATCGATGCCGTCACGCATTGTCTTGAACTGTTCAGCTGGCCATCCGGCAGTAAATACTTTTAGCAATAGTTGTGCTAATGAGTAGTCTTTATCCAGACGTAGTGCATAGTTCAGCAGCATTGTTGATTTTTCTGTGTTACCTAACTCATAGTAGTAAAGAGCCTGTAACGTTACAAAGGGCACTAGATCCTCAGAAGGTGCGTGCACACACATATACTGCATGAGCTTGATACCTTCTTCTAATGACCACCTGTTTGGTAAGCCCATTAGCCAATCACGGACTTGGATATCTGAGTTGACTGCAAGAATGACTGCTTCCAGCTTCTCACCAGTTAACTCGATGTCGTTGTTAAGTGACTCTGCGATTAATTCGCAGGCTTGTTTACGTGTCACTATCATTTCTTCCCCTTTTTCTCTGTTGTACGAAAGGTACCGTCTGGCGTAGGCCATCGGTATGGCAGATCGTCCGGCACATTGAAACTGTAGTAACCAGGATCTTTGCGCTTTAGATTGGATTTATGTGAACGATGGATTTGTCGTTTACCCCACCACCATGGTTTAGTAAACGAAGAGTCGGGGAAGTTATTAGTCTTCCACAACTCTAGTACTTGGGCACGTACATTGTCTGTGTACCCACGAGATTCCCACTCGTCACATATTGCACAGATATATTGAGCAAGGGCACCTTCGTGTCCACGCCACATAACTGCTGCGGGGTGATTGCGCCATCCTTTAGTTAGACCCAAGTTAGCCCTAAGTATTTGCAACCCTTCAACACGTTGCTTACCTAGTCTCTTATTGTCTAAGGACTTAGCTGTCTTCTTTTCATCTGGCCATGGTAGGAATGTGTTAACCATTTAGTCTCCTAACAACATAGGGATAAGATCCTCAGCCTCATGTTCTTCTAGAAGCTTACGAACCTTGATTCGATTGCGCCAAGCTGTTATATCAATAACTTCTTCACTCATGCTAGTGCTGCCATTGTGATTTGGTTATCTTGTGCCCATTCTTCTGGCTCAGAGATAGATTCAATGGTTAGGTTAGCCCCACCATCTGCAATCTCATCTGATGCATACAAGAGCCACATCTGGGCGCTCTCGTGGTCATTGAAGGGACCTATCAAAGTCTCAGTGAGACTGTCGAATATGACGTACATTTGCTCTCCTTTGTTTGTGTTGGACTAGCGTCCACGTTTCTTGATTGCACCTGTTACTACAGACTTAGCGAATGGCAATAGATCCTTGGCTGATTTGATTCGTCCAAAGACCTCAGCTCCATGTCGCCAGTACTTTTCATCTGTACCACGATCTTCGTAGTATTCCATGTCTCTATCACTCATGATTAGAGTCATGACTGTTAGAATGCCTCTCTTTGATATGCGTGCAATGACTTCATCATTTTTACGCTCATCAAAGGCACCATCGGTAATTATGAACAACATTTTGTTCTTCTTACGAGAAGACATTAGTAGTTGTTCGGCAGCAAGCAACGTGGAGTATGGATTAGTTCCACCATTGCCATAGATGAACTTGAAGTGTGTTCTGTCTGCAAGTTCAGTACGACCATAGGCTAGCTCAGCCCTATCATCGAATGCATAGACTGTGACCGGTGCACCAATTTGTTCTAAAGCACGCTTGATAGTCCAGCATGCAACGGATGCATGCATATCGTTACGTCCACTAGACATTGAGCCTGATCTGTCCACCATGATTACAGCTTCTACATCAGAGCCATCGTTACCCTCGTCCCAACGATCAAAGGCTTGATCAATCTCACAACCTCTGATTGCACGTTGAACATTGAGTTTACCGCTGGACTCTTCACGATGCCACATAGGTTCGCATTCATCACGCAAGCGTTGTAGTTCACGTGCGAACTTTCGATACAGCACCATAGATTCAGCAGGTACTGGAGTTCTGTCGAACTTACCTTTTTTGATAGCATCGTCATGCTTACCATCTCCACCCACGATTACTTTCTGCTTCGTCTTAATATCCTGCTGAACGTCTTTACGTTCTAGCACTGATTGGATAGTATCCTCAAGCATTTCTTGGACGTTATTTGGTATGCCACCAACACTTTCCACATGACCTTCACCGTATTGTGGTGTAGATCCTGATGGGGTTGGTTGGTTCTGCTGTGCCTGCTCACGTATTGCTAGAGCTTCTTCAGCTGTAGTAGGTTGTGGTGGCGCATTGTTTGTGTTGGTAGGCTTACTTGGACTAGGTTTAGTCTGAACTTGCGTTGACTCTGCCTTACCCATACCACCAGCACGTGATGCATCCTTCTCCTGTGCTTTACCAGGTTCAGGACGACCTTTAGCTACAGGGTCACGAGAACTACATCCGTTAGGACCTTGAGGCATCTTAGGGAAGTCTAGCTTCTGTAGTACCTCATCATTCCAACGTTTGATTAGTGCCTGACCTTTAGCATAGTCACGTGGAAATGCCAGCACACGATACTGATCTACAATATCTGCAATGACTGGCACGAGTTCAGGCTTAGCAAACATATCTCGGAATGCTTGCCTGATTTCAATTGGTAAGTATCTACGGCCACGCACTAGCATATAGTTACCCATAGCCTCGTCGGGTGTGCTTGACAACCACCTAGCTACTGTGGCTGTTAGATACGGTGCGATAGATGGATAGCGAGCAACTAGCAGAGTCTCGATACGTTGGTCCTCCAACATATTGGCAGACTCTAGATAGTTATTCTCCATTACCCACTTGATGAATGTAGTACCACGACGTGGTGTATACAGATGATGAGCAAGCTCGTGATAGTTGAGGCCATTGACTTGAGTTAGTGTCTCAAGATCCATTTCCTCAATCTCACTAGCATTAAAGGTAATAGATTGACCGTCAGACCACGCTGGGGCTGGACCATCTTCTACTACGTGAATGGTGACTGGATCTCCGGAGAGAACACGGTCAGCTTGCTCGTACACACGACAGAGAGCGTTGAGTCGTACAGCACGTAGCTGTGTCTCCTCATCTTTCTCCTTCATATACCACTGTTCATTTAGGTCTTCTTGAAACATACAACCTCCTTAGACTGTGGTGGACTGTGCAGATACCCACTGTGATAGCTGAGTATCGATGTCAACATCTGCTTCTTTCTCTAGCTCAACTGGTACTTCGATACCGAAGTCAGTCTTGATGTTGTGTTCGTGTGTCTGGAATACCAAACGCACTGATGCTTGCTCGTCTGCTGAGAAGTGAGCAATGAAGTTCTCAACTGCAAACTCATAGCCAAGATCTTCATCCTTGATGAAGTCTTCGATTTCCATGAGCATGTTAGTAGAGATTGGTGTTTCGTACTGACCTTTGGCTGCTTCAGCACGCAATTGCTTAACAAGCAATAGCAATGACTTGGAAGAGACAAGCTTTGCCTCGACCGCATCGTCGTAATCCCAAGATATTTGCATATCGAAACGATTACGCATAGCGAAGTTAAGCGGTGTAGTACCGATGTAATCAGGGTTCATAGTCGCAAAGATTGTAAGATCTTTGTGAGCTGCGATTGTTTCACCCATGTGGTCGAGCAGCGTAATACTACGACGACCATCAGTAAGTGGATATAGAGTGGTGTAGATTTTAGGACTGATGAAGTTCATCTCGTCCAGCAATAGAACACCACCGTTGCGAACTACGTCAGTGACTGGGCCATCAATCCACCCATAGCCACCCATACCGTCAGGAATAAAGCCACCGAATAGTTGGCGAGATTCCATAGATGCGTTACCTGATACTGTTGCCATACGCAAGCCACGTTCTGCGGCCCACGCTTCAACAGCTGTTGTCTTACCTGGACCGGTTGGGCCGTAGATAAGAACGTTGATACGCTTTTTGCGAGCCTTATCAAAAGTCTTGAAGTCTTCAACTCCATAGACCTTACGATGAATGTATCGCTCAGCGAGTTCCATTGGAGGAACTGTTGCTAATGACACTGCAAATGATGGCGATGCTGTCTGTTGAACAGGTGCAGCGTCTTCGTTTGTTTGTGTTGGAACAGTAACTACTAATGGAACTGTCGTGCTTGTTGAAGCACGATTATCTGTTACGTATGTTTCCAATGAATCATCTCCCATACTTACTTTTTCGTAGAGGCCACAGATGACTTCTACTGCCGGTGTTCTATCTTCTGGTAGGTCAGCCTTGGAATGCTTATCACATGCCTTGGTGCCTAACACTGGTGAGTATCCCTTGGAAGTAATTGCACGCTCATCTGCTGGTGTAACATACACACCAACAGGGCTGCGTGTCAATATCTCTTCTTCAGCGATCTCAGATGTTAGTTCGGTTAGAGTAGTTTCCTCCCACTTGTTGTGGGGGCCCTTTGTTCCATCCGTTAACCGAGAATACACACGCATTTTATTATCGTGTGGGACAAGAAGAACTTGACGACGCTTGCCATCAAGATCCTCACTGTATGACTCAGTGAACATTGCTATGTCCATATATTACCTTTCTCTTGTTTGGTTTAATCGTCACCCAGAAGTTTGTCTTCCATTACGGTGGCGAAAGTGAACATGGCTTGCTTTGCTGCAGGCCATTCTGTTATTAGCTCAAACAATATGTCATGTTCAATTGCTTTGTCCATGACCTTCTTGAACTTATCAACTGCATAGTCCAAGAATTCTTCTTGTTCTTCTTCTGGAATCATATTGAGGTTAAACTCTTCTTGTTCCATGTTTTCATCATCACATTCGTGACACATATGTTTCCTTTCTCTAACTGTTTGGTTGGTCTACCCCCGTTGCTTCCAGGGACTGAACTGCATCGCACCTTGTCTTCTCATCTCGCATACAACTAGTTACTTCGTACTACTAACTGCGTGAGCCATGTAAATTATTCGGGTCTTGAATTGATTAAGTATGGTCGAGGTGGGCTTGACCAACCAAACATTGGATGTGTTAACTTACTAACAGAATGAAGTTTTCGTTACCTAGTAACTCCCGCTTCAGTTGTTAGCCTATAGTTTCCATCCAGTTGAGACACGAACCTGACCATCAAGTTCGTAAGTATCAAAGTTGATACTTTTTTGCCAACGGTCCATGATTACTCTCCGACCGCTTTCACGTGTAGACTCGTAGCAACCAAGATATGACTCGTGGTAATGCTCGTAGTTTTTACGCCGTGTGTTGTAGATCTCCAAGACATTTTGATGTGCTTGGATACGACGACCGCAATTACCACAAGCGTTAATGTCTTGTGTTAATTCATCTCTTGATGGTAGGTTGTCGATGTTGTCCAACTTATCCTCTTCGGACATGGCTACCCTTTCTCGGGGTGGTTTGTTTGTGTTGGGCTAGTATTTGCCTTGAGCTTTTTCAAGCTCTACTACTTGCTCAGCACTGGCTGTGCTGTTCACGATGAGGGACCTGAACGTGTTACTGTCCATCTTCTTCTCCAATGCGTTAGCAATTGTGGCTAAGAAGTTCCCGGCTGTGCCTGGTTTATTACGCAATACTGTACGTGTAGCCAGAACGGTTTCGCCCCATGCAAATGACAGTGGGGCTAGGTACTCGCTGTATGTTTTGATGGTGCTATCCATCCCATCAGGAGTAGAAGAGATTGCAGCAGAGAGTAGTTGGACTACATTCTTTGCCTCATCACCATCACAGGTTGTAATCAACCGGCAGATGATTGCATCTCGGAAGTTGGTAGATATCTCGGAGATTAATACTAAGTTCTCCGGAATGTTTCCACCTTTGAGTAACTCAGCAGCCACAATAGGTTCGGTTGTTCCCGTTACCATGTGTGATGTTACTGAGATATTTGGATCATACTTTAGATGTAGGTCCAGCATAAGCGGCTACTATCCTTTCTAGATCGGTTAGTGGTTTTCTTACTATGTTTCCATTCTCTACCTTGATAGGCGAACCATCCCAAGCTAGAGAAACTCGTTTACTGCCATAGTCACGTTTGCCTACACCATTGCAGGAGTAGCATTCTTGACCACGTTTTACAGTGTGGCCTTGTAAATCACCATGTTCACATGGAATTAGGTGTCTGCTCAATTGATTTTCTTTAATTGATAGTGTTACATCAGGGTGAGTAGGGCACATTTGTGCCTCACGTTGTACGTCCCAACAATGAGTTGGACTGCACCAACTATCTACACGACCTGTTTGTGAACACATACGACAACCCTGTATCTTTGGTGGTGTCATTTTTGCATCTTGTTCATACAACTGAAACTTAAAGTTACGTTGCACAACTTCGATACCTGTGTATTTATAGATAGTAAAACGAACACTGTATGCTCGTAATGGACTCCATGTTCCACCCCAGTGTGTTGGAACTGAAGCAGGCACAGATAATGTTCTAGTGTTATCTGGATGAATAGTAATAAGTGGATAATTGTTAATCCACGGCAATACTATCTGTATGTCACTAGACTTGTTGAACTTATTGGCGTATTGAATGCGATAACCGCGGTCATAAAGAGTACGTTCATACTTTTTACGGCCACCAGCTAAATATGCTTGCCATTCGCCATATGTTTTACTGGAGTAGTAATACATTACTTAGCCTCCGCTGTTTCAAACAACCCTGCGTAGCAGGCTACAGGCTCTGGATCCTCCATGTCAACATATTGCAGTTCGATGACACGTTCGCGGTCCCGTTCGAGTGTTTGTGTTGGGTCATCATCTGTGTACCATACAGATGTGAGAGATATCACAGACGAGTTAGGCTTCAGCATCTTGAGGGCAAACCCCAAGCCATCCATCAACCCACTGTAATAGGCACGAGCATTCTGTTGTTCAAGTACATGAAGTTCAGCGTGCTCTTCGAGTATCTGCTGCTCGATAGCAGCAATCACTTTCTTTCTACGCATCCACATCGGCTGCTTCTTTCTTCTGTGACTTGTATACAAGGCCAGTCTTCCAATGTGGAATAGACGGGTGATCAACACGACCGCCTGCTGCCTTCCAAGCTTCACGCTTGGCGTGGTTAGCAGCACTGCGTCCTTCGATGCGACCAGCACGTGTTACATTGTGCTTGACCTTTACACCATCAGAACCTGGGTTCTTTTTCCATGCCTTGCCATTAGGTCGGTTATCATTACGACCTCCTGTTGATTTTTTCGCTGCCATTTAAGGCTCCTTTCGGGCGATTAGTCAAAGTAGATATTTTCTACTGTGCTATGTAGCGTATCTATGCCGTCGTTCCACAGCATGACCGCTTCCTTACGAGTAAGCCCGTGATACAACTGAGCTTCAAGTAAGAAAACTAATTGTTTAGTTCGTTTATCAAACGTTGTTTCTGTGTCCATGTTGTTCCTTTCAGAGTATGGATAATGAGCAGTTTATCCTTGTCATGCTCAGGACAGGAGTTCTTTTACCTCAGGAAGAACTTTAGAAACCAACCGCATACAGCGTTATTAAATTGTTATCGGATGAATGATGCCCATACTGAGGATGTATTGATCTTGTATTCAACATCAGTTGAACCCTCAATGAGTGCGATAGCATTCTGGATTTGTTCATACTCACTAATGGGTTCACCATAGCTAGTATCTTTGTATTTTGGTTGACGCCCATTAGATGGGCGTTGACCTAAAGCAGGTACAGCCAAGTCCAAATCAAAAGAGTAATTGAATTGGAATCGGTTATGGTAAGTGGTTGCACTTACATCTTTTGCTTTGGCTAAATTTTTCTTAGCCCAAGCAACTGCTTTTTTATCCCATGCGTCTTGACGTCTTTCAAGAGTTGCATTGTCTTTTTCCCATGCAACTATCTCGGCGTCCATACGCTTGAGTGTGTCGTTTAACTTCTTGAGCAAGTCTTTCTTAGCCCAAGTTGTTGCAATTACCTTGGTTGATGCCATGGTAATCCTTTCTCTATACGTGGTCCTCGTCACGGCTGTGACGTGGCTTGTGGTGCGTTGTTTGTGTTGGTGCATACTTTATAGACCGCATGCTCTGTGTCTTTTGATTGGCACTACAGTATTTTTTTCGGTAAGCAGATTGCGACCAGTATCGTGATACACCCACGAAGTTGTATCGAGGATAAAGGGTCCGGCCAGTGGGGTCGATTGCATCTAATTGCGTAGGCAGTCAGCCATTGCGTTCGAAGTCTTAGCACACTCCATTCCTAGTCCATTCTGAATGTCCGGTAGTGTTCCTTGGGTTGTCTATACAACCCGATAAATGCACAGCATGCACCTATCGCACTGTATAGAAAGATAAAGGGCCGGAGGAGAGTACCCTCACACTCTCAACTCCGGCCCCTTGCCTAGCGAACGGGCTAGGCTTTCTCGCTAGGTGCAACACCAAAGTCACCAACGACGTGGCGTGCTACCTCTAAATATATCTCTGCATTAGAGAATAAATCTTCGGGGTGGTACAACTCATCAGGCTTACACCCCCAGTTGTGCTTAAGATACTCCTTGAGTCCAGGCACTAATTTATCTACGAACTCACCAGGTGTCATATACCCATGAGCACGCAAGTCTTTATTACTTTTGCTCATACTCTTTTAACCTTTCTTCTTGTAGTTTGATTAACTCCTCTAGTTGTGCTTTTTTCTGCGGGTAATCATCAAAGGGAACTATCATTGTGTGCTCATTCATATAAATAAGATCAGATAGTTTTTCTTTGAATAAGGCAAGTTCCTTACGCAAAGACTCCACGAATGTCCAACCATTGCAATACACATCCTCTGTCTTTGTATGCCAGTTGGTTACTGTTGGTTTAGGTATAGCCATGAACTCAGTAAA